GCCCTCTCGATAATTATAAAGATTTAAAACTGTAGGCGATCCACTTGCTGCATTAATTCCACCAGCAGCTGCTGCTGCTATTGTTGATGACACAGCCATTCTTAATCTTCTTAATGCTTGATTACCCTCTTGTTTAGCAGCAATATATTTTTCATCAGCTTCTATCTCTGCTTGTCTTGCTTGTGCTTCTCTATAAGCTGCTTCCCCTTGCCCTTGTCGCATTGCTCCAAAAGCTGATACTGCTGCAAATGCTATTTGTGTCATATTAGTTTCCTACACTTAATCTATATTCTAATCCTAGTAATGTCATTTTTAAAGGAACAGATTGGGATATTGTAATCTGTCCTGTTGAGCTAAACCCTAAAAATCCATGTGCTGTTTTTGTGCCTGTAAAGTCTTGAACTGGGATGTCTAAAACATTTTCCCCAAAATTTCTAAATGGTATTTCTTTTCCATTAATAGTCATGTTTTGTGTTTCAAAAACTAAAGCATCAATTTGTATAATTCTTTTCTTAACACCTTGTACTGTGCCTTGCGCAAGTTTTGGCTCTGCTGGCATAGTCTTAATTGTTACATCATAATTAAGCCCAACCTCAAATGTTGATGTTGCAGCTGAATCAAATGCAACTGTATATGGAGAACTACTTGGAACTAATTTATCTGTTTCAACAACTCCATCTCTAATAATTTTTACACCCTTATTTGCTAAATGTTCCACAGTAGTATTTGATCCTGTTGTGCCTGTTTTAGCACTATCAGTTGTAAGAGTATTATCAAATCTTTCTAAATAATAGTTATTTGCTCCATTTACATTTCTTCTAACAATAACAAATGTTTCATCTACTTCTACAGCTACAGCTTTAAATAAACCATCAGTTGTAAACTTGGATGGCGCTATAACATTCTGACTTGCTAATATTGAGTAAACAGTCATTGAGCCATCATCATCATTTACTATAAATAAACGATCTGTTTCATCAGTTGATGTTGCTCGTCTTACTGCAAAATCAATTGGGGTTTTTAAAAGATGAGAACTAAATACAGATAATGGTTCAATACGATAACTGCTTGTTGCATCCGAAAACTGAAAACTTACTAATGATTTTCCTTGTCTTTGAATAAAGATAGTTGCTCCATCTAAATCTTCTATAGGAACGCCTGGCTTGCTACCTAATCTACTTTGTGGTTTTATTAAAAAATTAGATGGTGTAATTGGTTCTGCTGCTCCTTGTACTACAACAAATTCACCACCAGTTGTAAAAATTTGCAAATCAACACCACCTTGCAATTGATGTATACTATTTAATTGATTTGTGTTTATTGTTGCTTCAACGCTTTCATCATCTAACGCTGTGCCAACATCAAAGTTAAAATAATCAATTACTTTAGATCCCCATATAGTGTTAGGCCTAGACTTTGCTCCACCAAAATATAATCTACCCTCATGAAACGCTGATGACTTTGGCCAACCTCTACTTGAACTCCAAGTGTTTTCATACCCTGTTTCTAATTCCCATTCACTATCATCAATATTATCAGAATTAAATAAAGGAACTTCTGCATAAACTTTTAATTTTGCGTCACTTACTTTATCTACAATTCTTAATCTTCCAAATGGCTCAACATTTATAAACTGTCCAACATAAGTTGCTGCGCTTGATGTAAAAATATTTACAGCACCACCACCAGAATTATGCGCTTCAACAGTAAAATTTCCTGTTGATCCTGTTACATCTAAATGTGCATGAGATCCAACTGATGCTCCAGCTGTTGTTGTTAAAGTGTATGCAAATCTTGGAATATTTGTTAAAGGCAAATTTCCTATTGTCCAGCTTGTATCAGAATTTCTTACTATTCTTTTTGTTACTAAATCTTCGTGCGTTAGTATTAATGTATCAATAGCTTGGGTAAAATTTAAGTTAGGAATCATTGCGCTGGTAACACCAGTTGAAGCTAAATAATCATTACCTGAACTATTTATATTTGTTTGTAAAACAGAATTTTTAAATACATACATTCTGTCGTTTACAAAAACTAAAGTGTACGAATCACTTGTTGAATACTCAAATGGAATGATTTTAAAATCAGTAAATGATGTTCCGAAGTTATGAATAAATCTTAAACCTGGTCTACGCTTTGCTCCACCTTGTGGCTGTATTGTTACATTCGTTGCTTCTTCTAATGAGTTTTGATATTGCTGTAAATCAGTCCTAGCTTTTAATAATGGATCTAACTCACCAACACTAAAATTAGTTTGGAATTGAACGATCTTTGTCATTTAACCCCTTACATCAATTAAAGAATAATCCTCTATAACTTGTGGCAATTGCCCTCTACTATCTATATTAACAGATTCTCTAAATAAACCACCACGATTATTTTCTATTGGCATACCAAAAGCTAATGCTCTAAAATAATCTGCCTTTGCAACTTGATCTGTTATTATCATTGCTAATTCTGCTGCTAATGCTGTTTTAAGTAAATGCACAAAATAATTTGGCATTTTGCTTTCATCTACACTAAATTGATAATCTATATATATTTCTTCAAAGTTTGTAAAAACTTGATCGCCATATATCTCCCACCCATACTTCAATGGTTTTACGCCAACATTATTACTTTCAAATAAAGCTCTTACGCCTGATAACATATCTCCTGGCAACTGATAAGCATAATCCCATTCATTAAGTGGAGTAGTAGATAGTCTAGCAAGCTGTAGTTTTTTATAACTCCAGCTCCAAGAATATCTTGAAAGCAAAGAATTTCTTAAATCTGGATATAATCTGTCACACGCTTGAGCAGCATCTGTTCCCTCTGTAAATGAGCTTATTGCAGCAGCACCCATCATTATTAGCGCATCAGAACAAATTGAAATATCGGTATCACCAGCTGCCATAAATATCCTTTACAAAAACAAAAGGGTAGCTGCAAACTACCCTTATTGTTAGATTTATAAACAATGTTGAATTAGTCTGAATCAGTTGCAGTTATTGTCAGACCATCAGTTACATCAACAACCCCTGACGCATTAGTTAAAACATACACCCAGCTTAACGCTTGAGTGCCACCAGTTGATGTTCTACATAAAATAACATCACCAACTGACAATGTGTCAGAAAGGTCATTAAAATAACCCTCTGTGTTTAAAGTAGCAATAGTATCTGTTGTTGCGTATCCATATAAGGATGGCACATCACCAGCTTTTGATGCTCCGTAAACAGTAAAATTTGTTTTATCGAAAGCCATATATATTCTCCTTATTCAGTACAAGAAATTTTAACAATACCCTCATCATCAATAGCAACAGCTCCAGCGCTAAACATTGAGCTAACCAAGAATGATGTTTTTTCTGGTATATAATTTACCTCTGATTTTTGCGACATTGATTCTGCATAACCAACAGAATCTTTATGCCAGGCAAAAGCGCTTCTTGTACTTGGCTTTGGAACACCACCCTCATCACGATCACCAATTGTCAAAATAGTGAATCCCATGAATGTGTTGATCTCACCTCTTACAAGAGCTTTTACAGCAGCAAAATCACTTGAAGTAGTTTCTGTTTCACTCAATAAGGCATCTAAATTGTTAGCGTGCATTAATAAGTATCTTCCATCTGCTGGAACATTTTTTGTATTTAACGCTTTAGCAGCTGCTCTTAACTTTGCAACATTCATATTCGAAGATGAGCCACCAACACTTGTAGCAACAGTATTTGGTGAAGATGCAGCATTTAATGCGTCAATGCAAATCTGATCCATTCTACGAGCAATAGATTTTGACACAACCTCTACCAACTCTCTCCTCTCATCAAAATTAATGTGAGATTGATGGAATACATCAGAATATTCAGCAGCTATATAATCTGTCATAGTTGCTGTAACTTGTGAGTAAGTTACATTTAAAGGCGTTACATCTGTCTGTGGTAATCTTACAGTTGCTGTGCCTTTTCCAATTTTTGGAAATTTAACAGTATTTCCTTGAACATTAGATCGTGATCTCATTGTACCTCGTAAGACACTCTCTCCCTGATATGCTTGTTTTACCTCTGCGTCAAACAGAGTAACAAAAGCAGTAGTAACATTTTGAGCCATGTTCTCTCCTTGTAATTAAAAATATTAATTTCGCAATGCGTTAGCCAGGTAATGGGCGCTTACTTGTAGATTATGTATCTACCACCAAGAGATTCACTCTATAGATGGGCCTAAAAGGTTAGCCATCAATTAACTTATATACTTAATTACTAGGATTTTCAAGCAGTTTTTTCTTATTGTTGAGATTTAAACCATTTCTTTTCTTGCTGTGATCTCCAAACAGGATCACTTAACCATCTTGGATCTGC